CCTCGTTAGCTTATACGGTAAATCATCCCCACGCTCTGTAAAGAGCTGTAAAGGGTTTGATTCCCGTATTGTGTCGCTTGAGTGACCATTAATACTCGTTTTAATAACTCCATCACTGGAGAATTCGAACAAGTACGGAGACCTGTCTGCTTTTTCTATATAATATAGAATAGCAGCTAAGTCCCCACGTAATGGGTCAAGCTTCACATTAGGCTTTTGGGTAAACGTTTTAAAGGTAAACCCTGACCAACCAAACTTGCGTTTGTATGGCTTGGGCTGTATTACAGAAGACACTAGATGGCCGTCCCCGAATCCTTCGGGTCCGAATATCCTGTACTTCTTCTGTATACAATTCCTTAGAAACGAAGCGACGTCCTCTCTACCTTGACGGTAGAAAAAGTTATGTAATCGGAACAGCTCTCGTGTTGAGAGCCGCCCTTTGACATAACAAGGGCGTACATCTTCACCATCGAAGTAATCCTTACCGCACGACTCTCGAAACACACCGGTCCAGTAAGATTTACGGTCGTTCACCGTAAACCCGAGCTGGTTCAGCGCGTCGCAAAGCCTCGAAACGTACTGAGTAGGAATGATTATATCATCTCCGTACACAGATACGCGACGATCGCTTTTTGATACGACCTGTGCTAGGGCGTAAAAGATAAGTGACTCTAACTCGAATGTAAATCCGTTGCCCATAGAGGAAAACTTTTCCAAGACTTGCGTCTTTGAATTAATTTTCACATTATGGGTGCGGAGATCATCGAGTAAGATCCACCAATCGACGGGAAGGATCTCCTTTACTAACTCTCTCGAGATAGTATCGGAGGCACTACTAAGATCAATTGTTGCTAGGGAACCATCTTCACTGCCAATCCTGGCAGATAGAGAGTTCCGATTCTGAGAGGCCAGGTTACACCCGGCCCGTCGGAGTTTACCACGGATATAATGCCCAACTCCTTTTTGGAGGTAGGTATTAATCAGTGGCTCAACAACAATACATCGATCTACAAGTGCTGTCTTCGGAACGGTGGTGAGGCGACCCCAGTCATTGGGTTCTGCTTTAAGCAGGAATTCCCAGTGGGGAGACCTCTCCTGGAGTACAGTAATGTATTTCCAGGCCGCCGCTGTGCATGTTGGTGTTGTCGATAGTTTTCGACGTACAGATGTTAATCTGGAAACACCAACCGAGGCACCAGGCCCAAAGCCAAAGTTCAATTCCTCAAGAGAGGGACATGGTCCTATTATGGATGCAATTTTCCTGCTGAGCTCATACAAGAGCCCGCAGTCTACACCATTTTCTGGTATAGAGCGTCCACGTATTCTCATGTTCGTCATGAAGCATTGTTCTTCAGCCACCGAGAACGACTCGAAAGCACGTTCCTTAGTATTGATACCCAGGGGCAAGTCATCATTCTTTTGGAATAATGACAGCACCTGACGGGTATGTCGTACAGACATAGGTGATAGGCAAGAATGATACAGCATCTTGTAATTAACAAGAGCCGTAAAATTCCGGTCGTTCACCATATCAATTACTAATGGATCAGCTAACGGGAAGAACTCAGCGAGCCTGCTCAGGATACGAATACTCTTCTCGAATGAGAAAGAAGTATTAAACTCAGTCAAAGATGACATATTGCTCTCCAATAGAAAGGAGGCCTTTAGTAAGGCCGTTCTAGATTATCAATTGCCTGGAAGATGTTGGTAACACCCAAAGAGTTCGTAAACATTCTACGAAGATCCTTGCGTTGTTCCGCAGTCGACCTATTCGGCAAGAGAAACTCTACCTTTCCACGGAGAGTATACGCCACCTGAGGCGGAGCCGTATACCCTGCGCTGGAGCCCCCGGTCGGGGTCTCAAGCACTGGAACAGCCATTGCGATTGTAAGACGATTGATACCACTGCTTCCAGCAGCATCCTTCAATCTTACAGTCACAACGTTTTGGCCGATTACAGGTACTGTAGCATCTCCATTCTCTTTCCAGAGAGGAGGTACAGTCTGTATTGGGTTAAACGTATGGCTAACCGGTGTTGCTTGTCCGTCGTCGACGGAAAAGGCTGCTATTGCACTCATAACGAGTATACTCCATTTAGGGGATTATTCCCCAGTTATAATATGACAGGATGTCATATCAGGTAAGTTCACTTATATCCGCGCGTTCCCGGTCGAAAGACCGTTTAACGCGTTATAAGCGAGAGCCACTGCATCTGCAAGTTTCTTCACGTCCGGATTCCATGTTGGGATTATCTCCCTAGGAATCTGTTCAGTGATGTCCCATGCAGAAGGCAGTGATAAGGAACATACACGTTCCATTTCTGTGCGTTTGTACACAACAGATCCGGGTGACGTTATATGTTTTGTAGTGATTTCTGGTTTTAAATTGGCATCTGAAAAGACGCCTTTACATCCTGTCACACGTTGTGCCACAGTGTCCACAGCGGACACCACCGGCATAGCGCGGATAGCATGCAAACTCTCCAAATAGTTTCCTATCGGGAGAAACCAATCAGCTACAAACGAGTATGGTACCAATTCCCAAATTACGGACGCTGGGTCTGTTAGACCTAAGCGCTCATACTCTGGGGCAATGGAATCCACCTCGACCTTAAGATATCGCGTTGTACTGATCTGTCCACTAACGGCC